ACGCGACGAAGCAGCGTCGAATGTAGAACTACAATCTAAATGCCACAATAATCCATTTATATTGTATTTTTTGAACAACCCCAGTGTTCGTTCTTTCATATTTTTGTCACAAACAATCAAATATTTGTAGTCAGGACCGAGTTTTGAATATTTGCTGAAACTTGCGAGTAGCAGTTCAACAAGGTTTAAATAATCTTTATTAACAAATACACAAGAATAAATTAAATTCATAATGGTTTATAACACGAATATTTTAAACTAATTATTACGCGAATATTAGTTTAAAATTAAATAACACTTAATAACTAATGTATCATAACAAAACAATATTGATTACTGGCGCAAGTTCGGGATTAGGACGTAATCTCGCCAAACATTACGCAAAAAATGGCGGCCGGATAATAAATATATCTCGCGATGTCTTAAAAATGACATCTCTCCAAAATAGACTAAAAGAAATTAATTCGTATGACCATATGTATTTTTCGGCCGACGTCTCCAAATATAATGAAATAGATAAAATAAGAAAAGTTCTCGATAAAAAACAAATTTATCCTGACGTCATCGTTAATAATGCCGCTGGTAACTTTTTGTGTCCTTTTATTAAATTATCAGAAAATGGATGGCGACGAATAATAGATATAGTTTTAAATGGCTCATTTAATATTTATCATATTTTCGGAAAACACTTAATAGAAAATAAAAAAGGCGGAGTTTTTCTAAACATAAGTGCTACTTACTCTGAGACCGGTTCGGCATATGTTATACCATCTTCGGTAGCAAAAGCAGGAGTTGATAATTTAATGCGCGGACTTACAGTAGAATGGAGTCCACATAATATTAGATTAGTAGGTGTTGCGCCAGGTCCTATTTCTGATACAGGCGGAGCACAAAAACTAGATCCATTTAATATATTCAAGTTGTATAATAAATATACTAATCCTAGAAAGCGAATGGCGTCTCAAGCCGAAATATGTGATTTGGTATTGTATTTGACTAGTAATAAGTCGGATTATATAAATGGCGAAATAGTAAGGATTGATGGTGGGGAACTCGTTAAAAACGCCGGAGAATTTAATTTCCTATCTAATGTTCCATTCAAATATTTTATTTAACTTAAAAATATTTATATTATTTAATGGCGAGATTTTATGGAAATATTAATAAAACATTTTTTAATATTTGCAAAAGACATTCATATTCTAAGCGAATCTTAGATCATTATGAAAATCCTAGAAATGTAGGGTCATTTTCAGAAACTAAAAATGTAGGAATAGGGTTAGTTGGTGCACCAGCGTGTGGAGATGTAATGAAGCTCAGTATAAAAATAGACGAAATGACCGATAAAATAGTTGATGCTAAATTCAAAACGTTCGGCTGTGGATCTGCAATTGCGTCAAGTTCTTTGGCAACAGAAATGGTTATTGGAAAAACATGCGAAGAAGCATTAGAAGTTTCTAATAAAACAATTGCCAATCATTTGAAGTTACCTCCAGTTAAACTACACTGTAGTATGTTGGCAGAAGACGCCATAAAATCGGCTATTAACGATTACAAAGAAAATAAGCTACGACAAATATAATTTAAAAAAAAACCCTTAATCAATGTAATGAATATCAGATTTCTATATTTATCGTCTCTAATTTGCGGAATTAATTCTTTTTTTGTGGGGTCTTCGTATATTAAACCTCGCTCTCGCATTTCGTCGACAACCCCTACAATGTCAGTTATTGTATTTGGTGCAACAGGAGGAACAGGAAAAGAGGTTGTTGTGCAAGCCCTTAAAAAAAACGAAAACGTTGTCGCATTTTGTCGTGATGTAGAGAAACTAACAAAACCACCGGGCACGTGTGGAATTGATGCGGTTTCTGAACCAATTGTAGATAATAAATTAATTAAAGCCACAGGAACGGTTACATCGCAAGCCGACGTAGACCGCGCTTTTTCTTCGGCGCCAACTTATATAAAAGGAGTAGTAATAGCTCTTGGTGGAAAACCAGACGAGGTTGGTTATGATATGTTAAAAAACGGCACACAATGTATTATCAATTCCATGAAAAAATATAATGTAAGTCGTGTAGCAGTTGTAACATCAATTGGTGTAGGAAATTCGTTTAAGCAAGCACCGCTTTTCTTTAGAGTTCTTATGATGACCGCGATGAAGTCCATTATCAATGACAAAAATAACCAAGAAAAATTATTCTTAGATTCTCCGGGTGCACCAGGAGAGGACATGGATTTTACTATTGTTAGACCAGGCGGACTGAGTTCCGACCCTCCTACAAAAGATGTGAAAATTATTGATGGTATTGCAGGAAAAATTCCAAGAGCAGACGTAGCGGAATTTTGTCTGGATGCTATTCTCGACGAAAATTTTTCATATACTCGGGGAACCCCGTGTATTTCTTCGGTCTTTGAATAAATAAGTTAATAAAAATTGAAATTACAATTCATTTAATATTTTTATTAACCCATCATGAAACAAGATAATGAAGTTCCGGTTACTACAACATGTGCATCAGTTCTAATTTCGTGCAGTGCATTAGTTTTAATTTTATCTCTTACTATGTATTACGTATACGGAATTTACTATCTGGTAACCGGATATAAGATTTGTAAAGAATGTAGTAAATCTGATTTATGGAGCTATGTATTAACGTCTTTGATTCTTGGAATTTTTCGCAATAATGTAAAATATCTGGACAAGGATAATAATAATAATAATAATAATAATGATGCAACGCCTCCGCCTATATGTATTCTTCTTTGTATTGGGTTACTAGAAACCGGATTAGCGGTATGGGGGGGTATGGAACTGTGGGTTAAATCGTGTAATAATTTGGTAGATACAAACATTTGGAAATTTGCCTTGGCAACTTTTTGTATTCACACCACATGTGCTAGCTTGGTTCTAATTTTTGTTCCTTGCGGAATTGTTTGTTTTATTAATAAAATTAAAGAATTAGATTCTGATCAGCCAATATACGTATAATATGGGTTATAAATGTAATAGTTAAATTATGTATTTTATTTTTTTTAAAATTGAAAATTACGAAACCTAATATATATAAATCATGAATAATAGTGTTGATTTAGAAAATGAACCTGTAAAAAATACAGGATTAAAACGCGACACAATAGATAAATTTTATACAAAACCCGAAGTTGTAGATTTGTGTATAGAAAAAATTAAAAAAACAATAAAAATAGATAAAAACGACCTAATTATAGAACCGAGCGCGGGAAACGGTTCCTTTATTCCCGGAATAAAATCTATATCCTCTAAGCATATATTTTATGATATTAAACCCGAAAACCACGAAATAATAAAACAAAATTTTCTGGATTTAGATTATTCGTTTTTAAAAAATTATAGTAATATACACGTTGTCGGAAATCCGCCATTTGGAAGACAATCTTCGTTGGCAATCGGATTTATAAAAAAATCCTGTGAATTTTGCATTAGTCTTTCATTTATATTACCCAAAAGTTTCAAAAAGGATAGTTTGAAAAAACATTTTCCTTTGAATTTTCATCTTGATTATGAAATAGATTTACCAGAAAATTCATTTCTTGTAGATAATCATGAATATAATGTTCCTTGTTTATTTCAAATATGGCAAAAAAAGGATATTCATAGAAATGTTATCGAAAGACTATTCCCCATTAATTTCAAATTTGTTAAGAAAACAGAAAACCCAGATATAGCAATACGTCGAGTAGGTGTAAATGCTGGAACTATATATACAGAATTTGAAAAAAATAGTATTCAGTCTCATTATTTTTTGAAATTTACAAACGATAAAACAATAGCAGAAAACGTTGCGGGTTTGTCCACAATTACATATGAATTTAATAATACAGTAGGACCGAAATCAATATCAAAACAAGAACTAATATTAAAAATAAATCCGATTATGCAAAATTGAAATAAATTTAAAAATTTGTAAATATATACAAATTATGTCTTCAAGTCAGTCCCAGGGCCACGGGTTCTTTTGGGAAAATAACGTGAGAGAAGAAGTATTTGGATTACCCAGCGAAAAAAATGATGTATGTGTTCACGATATCTCAAAAGAAAATAATCCTCATAATAAAAATGAAAATTGTTCTATAAAAGCGGTAGGTGGTTCTACTATTTATTGTGGCGACCTTCTTAGGTTTTATAATTACGACTTTGATGAAAAAAATACAATAATTGTGATTAAATATATTCAAATCGGCGATAGCAAAAAAATAGAAAATGTATACGAAATCGAATACAACGAGGCATGTCATAAAATGCTTTTTGGTAATATCCCAAAACATGACCTTGAAAATTATGTAAATGGCGTTAAATCTATACCAGCGAAATGTGGTGGTGAAAATGCTCTTAAAATTTTTGACTACAAGACCCAAAAAAACGCTCTTCTTGAAAATTATAAAAATATAAAAGCAATTATAAATCCAAAAGTTGATAGCAGTCAGTCTCGTGTGCAATGTTCTGTAAAACTTTCTGATATGAAAGAGTTTGATTTTATTAAATATGACTCATTGTCGGTTACTGGGAAACCAAATATACTACGTGGAAAGGAATTGGTTGTTAGTATAGAATCTCCGAAACGTAAACGAGGGGGAATGCGACTAGACGATTTGAAAAATATATGCAAAGATAACAATATCGCGGGCTATACAAAAAAAAACAAAAATGAATTAGTTGACTTGCTTACTTCAAAACAACTTATTTAACAAATAGATTTTATTACCATTATAATTAAATAGTTTTGATATCTTCAAAATGACGGCTAATAAAAACTAAATAACTAACAGTAAAAGATAGTATGTCCTTTTCCATACGCGTAATTGGCGACCAACAACAATAGTCGTGGTATAACTTATTAAAATATTTAATCATAGAATAAAATTGTTTCTCACAATCATATTTTGTGTTGTTTTTTATTGATAAAATTGTATATTGTGGAGGATCAAATGGATAATTGTTAGAATATTTAATTTCTATTGTTAATACAATAGATTCAAACGAATATTTGCCTATGTCTATCAATTGATACTTTGTAACATTGGAATTTTTTAATACATATATATTGTTGTCGAATATGTATTCATATGTAAGCTTTTGTGTGAAGTTTGAATAATCGATTTCTTCTATTGTTATTTTTAAATTTGAACAATCAATGTTAAATAAACTTTTTATGTTTTTATCTTTCGTTTTTGAAATTTCTCTCAATAAAACATTTTCTCCCTTTTTTAATGCCCTTTCGCGAGTTACCATGACAGATTTATATATTCATGTTTTGCTTTATATTTATATAAAATTAATTTTAATTTTATATAAAATAACTACATAGCATCTGTTGTTATAGTATCACGTAGATTATTGTCTTGATTTTTTATGTAATGTTCTGCGCACTCTTTTTTGTTTGCGTTTTCTTAAAGTCCGCGCTCTTCTTCCGCCACCGCCCGAGTCAGAGACAGGCGGTTCCTCTTCGCCCGCCGGCTCCAATGCTTTCGCAAATACTTCCAACATGTCGATGTCAGTTTGCGTCGGATCTTTCGCTAGCG